AATGCCATATCACGGTATCTCTTAACAACGTCGAACTCAGTACGAAAGACACCTTCGATGTCAATGTACTGTCCGTAGAATCCAGAAGATAGAAAGTAATCGGCCCCGTCCTCATTATTCTGAGGAACGGGGCTAATTATACCTTTCGACTTCTTGTCTTCATCTTCAATAGAGAAACCAAAAAGCTTGGCCATAATTTATTTGCCTTTACGTCCTATTTATCAGACCACAGAACCAGTATTTGAAGCATCATATGCTTCCCACCACTGGACTTGAAGTGTGACTTGGAATTCTTCTATAGTATCTTGTGTATCGTAATTTAGATCGATAGCACTTACTGCACTTGGCCAACATCCCTTCATACTGTACCTTCTCAGTATAGGTAGAGTAGCACCACTTGCCTGACCAGTCTCGGCCAAGTTAGTAGCAGCACGACCTAACTGGTTCACTGTCCAGTTGGAGAAGTACTCTGTTGGATTGATAGTACCAGATCCATCAGATACTTTGATGATGTAGTTAGCCCAACGCTCAAACGCTGTACGAAGTTTGAAGTCTCCGTCGTTTACCACAGTGATTGTCCAAGGATCAAATCTCCTGTCACCAGCAACTTTGAGTTGTCTTCCTCTGAAAGGAACGATCACCTCAGCGATGTTGGAAGCAGGTAACTGTGCTCCTTTGATCATCATTCTGTGAGTTGTATTCTCGATCTCATCATCGAAAATACCAACACCTGAAGGGAAGTCCATCTCAACCTCAAAGAGGTTAGGACGAGCACCACCACTTACAAGTCTTGCTTTGAAAGAGTCAATAGACCTTTCGTTATTTGGAACCGAAAAAATGTTTCTGTCTAAAGCCATAATTGTGGGGGTCTCCTATTACACAGTGCCTACAACTTCACTGAAGCTAACTCCAGTGCGTGTGGCGACGAAGGTTAGACCGATAAAGTTAATCGATCTTGCAGGTTTGACGTAGATGTCAGCAAGGAATTCATTACGATCAATAACGTCAGGAGTGTTATTAGTTTCATCACAAACAAGTAGGAAGTCCTGTATTCCTCGTTTTGCTTGAACATCCCTTAGGAATGGTTCAACTATATTTACGAAGTTGGAACGAGTTCCAGCATCGTTGAGTTCAAAGAGCACTGACTTAGCAGCGTTCTCAATTGCTTGCTCGATAACAATGAAGAGTCTTCTTACATTGATTCTGTCGAATGCAGACTCATATGCAAGACCTGTCTTATCACCGAATAGGATAATACCATCACCAGGCTTAGATGTTATTGGGTTGATTCTATTTGAATAGAGTTCATCCCTTGAATCTTGACCAGGGTTGAATGCAAGTTTGATAGCGAAGTTGAGTCCACCTCTCTGTGTACCAGCAGGTGAGAACCATGGGAAGTGATCCCTGTCTGTTCTTACCATACATCCTGCAATGTCTGCAGAAGCTGGCATCCAAACAAACTTCTTATTGAACCTGTCGTATACGTACTGGTAACCAGCATCGAACACAACGTAAGATGAAGAAGTTAGTGGTGCAAAGAATGAAAGTGTATTCTCTAACTGATCAGCCGCACTTGCTACGTTGACCACAGCTGCTCTGTTTGGAGAAACAACAGCGACTGTATCCTTTCTACCCTCTGCGAGTTGGATAAGTTTATTTGCCTTTGCTTGCTCCTCTTCTTTAGTAAGTGAAGCACCACCTTGTAGTAGGAACCTAATGTCACTATCTACAGGATCAGCAAATTTATCATAAGAATTTAGAATGTCTCCTAGTGGAGCATCGTAAACTCCTACACCTGTATAATCTAGTCCACCAGTTAGATCGTACTTGACGTTACCGATAGAACTGAACTTGATGTTCTTAGCATCTTGTCCCCAAGCACCACCGTTAGTTGTAACAGCAGTAACACCAGAGGAGAATCCAGATGCTTTAGGTGAAGTACCCCATTGAGTATCATTTCCAGCAGTTAGCTGATGACCTGCGAAGATATAATCGGAATTATCAGCGATGTAATCCTTCCAATAGATCTTAGCATTACCAGAGGTAGTAGCATCCTGTGCCTTAGAAAGGTTAGGGAATTTTTCTAGTACCGAACCAACATCACCAGTTACACCACCACCTGCGTCAACGACGACAATGTGGAGAGCATCGTTTGCTCCATCTCTCTTGGTAACATAGTTATTTGTCTTCGGCTTGTTCAGTACTGCTCTCCATGAGAGAGTAGTGAAGTCTGAACCACCATCAGCAACACTCGTTAGAATGTTCTGTGCGGTGTACCAATCTTTTGATGTTATAGTAGAACCAAATGCAGTAACTGATCCACCGTTAGAAATAATCTTCAGTGCAGTTCCTGTTTTGAATTCATACTGTGAGTTTTGTTGATAGTCTACTAATGTTTCTGTGCCAGCAGAATCAACTTTACTTGTTACTCTTACGTCAATGGTAGTTGTACCTTTTGCTGTAACGATACCCTTGAGGTAACCACTAGCAGCAGCAGTTGTACCAATACCAATAGAAGTTCCAGTTAGTGCCTGAGTAACAGCGTATCCAACAGTTACGTTAGATGCAATCGTTCCAGTTTCGAAAGTAGGAGTAATCGTCTGATCTGAAACGTTATCAATAACAGCGACCTTGATGTTCTCTGCCCAGTATCCAGGGTTCTTAGCGGAGAAATACCAAGTAGTATCATCTGCTTGATTATTGACGTAATCGTCATACCCTTCAAGAAGAAGAGTTGTATTTGCCATACCAACGGCAGCGTTAGCAGTATTCAGGTCACCACCAACACAACGAACAACATCTAACTTACCACCATAGGATAAGAAGTTCGATGCTGAATACCATGCTTCATAATGGTAATCTGTTGTGCCGACACCTGGTCCGCCAAACGTATCAAGTAACTGTTTCTCGTTGTTTATCCTTGTTATTTCATTACAAGGTCCCTTTGCAAAAGGAGCAGCGAGTCCAGCAGTTACATTGAGAGTAAAATCTACTGCTCCTTTGGTGAGATCGACCTCTCTAACCGATATACCTGGAGATGCTAATCGAAGTGCCATTCTAACTCCCTACTAGGGTCCTACTTTTAGACTGAAATTATTTATGATTTTGAGCGTCTATACGTTATACTCCCACATATATGATCTGTCTCCATACTCATCTGCCTTCTTCCAATTCTCAGTATTATCTCCAAGTTCTAAATCATCTTCTAAACCATCCATGACAAATCCAAATGGAGCCATATCTTGCTCTATAGCATTCTTTTGTTCTTCATAGATACGTTTCCGAACGTCCTGATCTGTCATCTCTTTGAAGTAATCTTGTGCTACTAACCAAGAGAATATAACCAAACACATAGCAAGGTCATCATTACAACCTTCCTCTGCCTCAAACGATTGCTTCTTCTGTATGAACGTGGTCAACTCAGATATAATATTATAATCCATGAAGACAAGTTTATCTTCCTCTACCAAAGTCTTTAGGTTTGAACACCCTACCTTCTTGGTAGTGGTACTCATCTTCACACCCAGTTGAGTCTTTACACCAGAGAATCCAGAACCAACAATCTGTCCTGCTCTACCTCTCATAGCAACCATCAATAGATTCTCATACTCAAGATCGTAAAATAAAATAGATGCTACCTGATCTCCAATATCATTTACCTCACATAAAACATATGAGTTGTTATATGCAGTAGCAACTTCCTGAATGATAGAAGGAAATAACATAGGTTTGACTTCATTGTCTCTATATGTGGCAACAATCTTATATGGGAACTCAGTAATATCTGCAACTACAAAAGCACTATAATCCTTTGAGATACCTCTTGCTACGTCAACTGTTATAATATAATCTCTATCCTTATAAGGTTTCTCATATATTGATAGCTTCCCATTTTGTTCTACAGGTGTCTCATACACCATAGCCTTTAGTTTTGCTGCTGATATCAATGTATCAACAGATCCTAAGAATTCACACTCAAACTCAATAGCAAACTGTTGTTTACTAGTGTTTCTAATAGTTTGAGATTTCCATTTAGCATCTCGGCCTGGTACTTCAGACCAGTGAACTTCTGTTGGAGTGTACTCATTCTGCCCTCGTTCAGCATCATGCCACATTCTATAGAAGTGGTTCATACCATGAGGAGTGGATACTATTATAACCTTGGTAGATTTACCAGAAGATATAGTAGGATACACAGATGCAAAGAAGTCATCCGCCAAATGGTTCTGCACGAATGCGAACTCATCTAGGAAGATGATGTTGAATGACATACCTCGAACAGCAGATGCAGATGTAGATGCTGCTATGATCTTGGAACCGTTTTCCAGTTCCATTGATCCTTTGTTCCAAGCAATGATGCCTTGCTGCATCCAAGTCGGCAAGTTTTCATATGCCAGTTGTAGTCGTCCGAGTAGATCTCTAGCAGTTGCTGCTTTGTTTGCGAGGATACCAATATTGACGTTATCGTTGAAAATTGCGTAATGGAGTAAGTAAGAAACTACAGTTGTAGACTTACCAGTTTGACGAGGCATCTTACAGATATTGAATCTGTGCTTATGAAAGTTCTCAATCAACTTCTCCTGAAAAGGATACATTTCAAAGTTGACCAAACCCTCGTCTACGTTTACAATCTTTATATGCTTGTGCGTAAAATAAACTGGATCGTCTTTACACTTCAAGAACTCCATGATGTGTTCTTGAGTGAATTCGGTTTGTGTATTAGCCTTCTTTAGATTCGGATTACCAAGATATATATCAGTTTTAGTTGCCATAATTTAGTTCTGTGGAAGTTCTCCTTCACCTCTAGATCTTCTTGCAGCATTTTCCCTAGCCCTTGCTGCATCAGATTGTGCCTGGTTTACTTTTCTAGTCTTAGATGTATTTCTTTTTTTATTCAATTCATCCCTTACTTTATTGGTTTTAGAATGACCCCATGAAGTTTCTTTACTCTTTGCACCTTGGAAACCTGGTATTCTCATCTGACCAGGAGATTCTCTTCTCTTGCTGCTCATCATATGGATTAGTGACCCAATAGCACCAATCGTTGCACCTACCATTGGTTTAGCAAGAGGTATTGCTAGTGCTGCTGCTTCATTTTGAGGTTTTTTTTTCTTAAGTTCTAACGTGGTTAGTGCTTTCTCTAATTTCTTTTTCTTAGTGATAGCAGAAGGTTTATGTCTTCTGGATAGTTCTTCTTTCGCAAATGAGGAGTCACCATAAGCAGAAGCAAATTGACCTACAGCACTTTGAGCAATCTTACCAGCCCTCTTCACTCCTGATGCTACCTTATTCCCTACCTTCTTCCAAGGTACTTTTCTTCCTTCACCTTTCTTATCTCTGTAAGGTTTAGGATCTCTTTGCTTCTTCACTTCAGTATTTTTATTACCACGATTTGCTAAGGATGAACCTTTAGACTTGACAATAGCACCATTCTTTTTCTTATCTTCTTTCTTTTTATCTTTTACTTCAGTTGCTTTTACATCTATGGTAGGACCAGACTTCTCGATGGATGAACTATTCATCACACGAGATTCTTTTATACCTCTAACCTTACCAGCAATTTTTAATAAGTTTGCTGACTGTTTTTTAGTAACATCAGATGATCTTATAGCTTTTACTAACTTATCAAATCTAGCAACATCTTCATTTCTAAAATGATTGATTACATTCTGTCCTGTGTCGAGTAAAGAAGACTTACCAGTATTCTTCAATTTCTCGATAGTCTTATTCCTACTCTTCTTATTCATAAAATCACCCACACTAACATTCTTATTTTTAGATAAGAAGCTAGTAACACCAGTCTTTATAATATTACCAACAGGATCTCCTTGCTCCTTTAGCTTGTTAGGAGTATTTGCTTTCTTATAAAGCTTATTATTGGTTTTGTTTTCTACATCCTTCAAGGTCTTGATGATCTTATCAGGATTGTACTTTATATCTGCCATGAGGTTATTTAGGTTCTTGACTTACCTAGACCCTGTTCCTTCAGCATCTTCTGAAGATCAGCAGTACTACCAACAAAAAGTGAGTTATTAGTGACTTGTTTTGGACCTTGATCTTGATCCAATTCTCTCATTTTCTTTTGCAAATCAACTAACTTATCAGTAGTGTCTGCCACATGTTTGATAAGTTGACCAGCAACTTCAAATGCTCTGGGGTGCATACTATCGTTTGCTACATCCAGAATACCATTGACTGCTTCCTGACCTTTCTCTACCAGAGTGTAGAGTTGTGCTCTACTGTATTCATAATCTTTCTGAGGATCCTCTCCAATATCATCTCTGACTTTAGAGACTTTCTTCTTCTCTCTGACGATCTCTGCTTTCACGTCAAGAGCTTTGTCGATAGCATCATATGTCTCAGCCATGTTGTTCAATAAAGTCTATCAATACTATAGAATCTGATATCAATTTAGTATCATATCCTGTATTATTTAGATAGTAACATAATAGTTCTGCACTTAGTAGTGCATACTCAGACTGTTCTTGTGCAAAAAAGTACTGGCAATATGATAATGATCTTGTATGGATACCTAGTTTAGGACCCACAGTATCGAAACAAGATCTAAGTAAACGTTTGATATATTTCTTGGTAGTATACTCATCTCTCACATACCCATTACATACAGGATTGATTAGCATATTACGCAGAGTCTTACTCTTATCAACGTAGTCATGCTCTACACTATAAAGATCTATCCGAGCTAATGACATGTCATCACCAGCAACACATTTCAAAGGAACAAATTCTAAGAACCTACTATCAGAACAAGAGCGAAAATCACCCTCAGACATTACTCTGACATCAACATCTATACCATCTATTTCATCGTTATAACATCTACCTGAAACTTCACGACCTACAACCAAATAATCTATATCAGAATACTCACTCGTAGTTTTCTCTACGTGAGATCCTCTAATATAAACTGAATGAAATGGTGGTAGTGTCCTTATAAACTTATCTGTTATGTTTTCTGCTATTGGATCTAACTGAACATCACGATAGTCATTACAAAGAGTTCCTTCCCAATACTTACCCCACATCTATATCAGTACCAGAGACAGAACTATATTCTAGACCGTCCTCACCAAAGAATGATCTAGACTCAGTGAATCCAAACTCATCACCGACTTCAATCATACCAGCATCAACAGCATCTACTTGACTAATCCTATCAGCAGCAAAGTGTTCAGCAACCTTAGTACCATACTGTCCTCTTCTTACAACCACATTAGTACCATCAATCTCCATGATCCTCATGACCTCAGAGTTGATTTGTATATATGTTCCAGCAGATAGTGAAGCAGCAGAGTTGACCTTGATCAAAGTCTTTTGAAGCTCAACCTTATCACTCAGTGCAGTTGCAGTATCATCATTGTAATCCTTAGTTGCTGCAGGTACAACAGTATATCGTTGTGCTCTTGGTGCTCTGATAGCAGTAGAGTAATCGACCTGAACCTTCTTGATAATTCCACCTTCGTCTGTAGGTACTTCCTGATAGAAGTATGTCTTAGCAATGAAATCTAAATCATACTGAATAAATCTTCTTGTAGAAAAATCTCCTTCATACTCATCATTGAAAGAAACATTTCTTAGTGTAAATGGTATATCTCTTGACTCCTCAACACCTTCCAACATATTAACTGTTACTTGATATGATGGTTGGAAGAAAGGTAATATTTGTTCTATAATCTGCAGAGCATCATCTTGTAACTTACATGCAAAACTCAACCTAAACCCTACATCATAGGGTACAGGAAGATACATCTTCTTATGCTTAGTCTTTGAGTCAGGACTCTTCAGAGTAAACTTTGTTATTGGAGATGCTTTCCTTGTTGGGTCGTAGGTATAAGAGGATAATTCGAAACTGATTCTAGGCAGACTAATAGCCACATTGTCATCAAAATTTGACTGCTGCTCAATCCTTGCCAGGAATCGTTGCATTGGTCCATAAGCAATAGGAACCTTAATCTGACTGATTGATTTACCATCACTAGCAAATTTCTTTACACGAATGTTATTGAACAATGAGCCAAAGGCAATCACCGTTTTACGAACCGTCTCATTGTAAAAATAAGAACCTAGCATTATACCTCACCGAATGGGTTTCTCTCTGTAAAGTCTAAGATACTAGTGTCAGAGTACACTTGAATCTCATCACCTGTGTTGACAGCATCGTCATCATCATAGTCTATACTATCTAGGACGTAGACAGCAGTGCCATATCCTACATTATTGATTTGTTCACCAACTGCAAAGTTGCCAGATAAACTCTTAGCAAGCAATGTATTAGTAACCGTATCCCATTTGCTGACGAATGCAGTAGTAAGACTGGAAGAACCAGTAATCATTTGCCCATAAAGGAATGTTCCTTCTCCAATAGTTGATGCAGAACCAACTGTAATAGTTGGAGCAACTGAATAACCAACACCAGCATTAGTAACCTGAATACCAGAAACCTTATTATTTGTAGTATTGATAGTTGCAGTAGCAATACCAGTTACACCACCAGGTAATGTTGGTGCAGAGAATGTAACTGTTGGTGGAATAGAATATCCCTTACCAACGTAGTTGAGTGTGATAGGTCCTATAACACCAGTTGTACCAATACCTGCGACTGCCTGAGCACCAGATCCTTTACCATCACCTGATAAGAATTGGACATTTGGAACAGTAGTATATCCAGCACCAGGATTAGTTATTTGAATATAATCAACCCTAAGAGACTTGAAGTTCCTAGTACCAGTTGTGGATGTAATTGCCACAGCAGATGCTCTGGTTCCACCACCACTAACAGGAGGATCTATTGAAACTGTAGGAGCATTGGTATATCCTGTACCACCATGAATAACATCTATCTTGTAGATACCACCATTTACTAGCCCTGCAGTTGCAGTTGCTCTCGCTCCTGCATCTCCAAGGATCATGGTTACGTTATAACCAGCAGTCTCAAAGTCATCATCAATTGCTCTGATACCACTATCAATAACCTCATCCTCGTATTCGAAGGGTTCACAGGTTAGTTCATATGTGTAGGTATCTTGTAACTGATAGAAATTTTCTAAGTCATTTACATACTTGATCTCAAAAATGATATCCCTCAATGGGAAATACATCAAGTCCCCTTCATAAGGTCTCTTCTGATCTTCTGTTCTTCCAGTTGGACCAACAGCATGAGTTGGGAACTTCCATAATAAAGGTGCTACACCATTTTCATATCTATCCTGAGAGATGATAATCTTCATCTCAGCAGTAGATCTTACACCAAATTTTGTGAGTAAATTATATCCTGAATCAAATCCTTCGTATGATGATATGTATCCTTCTATAGGAAATGATCTATCAAACTTAGAACTAGTGACCTCACGCATCACATCCTTTGTTGTGACATACACCCTTGGCATATAAATGAACTCAATCCCGTACATCCTGATCTGTTCATTTACCAGATCTTGTACGAGACTTTGCTCACCTTTACTACCTTGTAAAAAGAAGGGATTTAGTGCCATTATCCAATTAGATCAAGTACGGGCATTTCGTATTCCCACTGCATACGTTCTTCTAGTTTCTCTAATTCTTTGAGACCTTCCTCATATATCTCACGTCCATTGAGTTCAACTCCACCAGGAAGTTTTACACCTTGGAACTTCATAAGGTTCTGACCCCATTGCTTTTTCAGCAATCCAGTGAAATACCTCTTCAGGAATGGATCATTATAAACCTTAGTATAGTCATTAGGATCTAACATCCTCCAGCACTGAATGATAATATAATCATCTTCCTTCATACTAGAATAGTCAGCATCGATATACAACCTACCTTGTCTTCTGTTGAATCTTATCTGTTTGTCTGGATGTAATATGAAATCAATATCTTCCAACCATCTCTTAGTTTGAGTATAACTCAATAGTTCCATAGAACTAAAGTAATATATTTCATTCAAGAATATCTGATATGTTACGTTGAACATATTAGAACTTATAGCACGACTATCAACTTTCCAAACTTTCTCAATACCTATAACAGCATCTGGTACTTGAATAAAATTCTGGTTCTCTACAAACCCAAAGGTAGTAGTACCTAAACCAGTTATGGATACACTAGGACTAGTTGTAGTAGTAATACCAACACCATGTTCAGCACCATCTTGATTACTTGCCTGTATAGTATTAATAAATTCTTCAGTGATCTTGTGCTTCATATACACAAGTTCAACACCATCCATATGACGATCTTGAAACCTTTGTATAGCATCATCTATTAGATCATCATACTGCTCCTCAGCAACGTTGATCTCAAGTACAGGATAACCTAGCTGTCGCTTCCCGTAATCTATTAGTCCTTGTCTAGTATTTGGTTGTGCCATGTTTTATTTATCGGGTGATTACGACATCTAATTCATCACCAACCTCAAGACCTGTTGCTGGATTGATGATCGTAACTGATGGAGAACCCATAGTCCAATCGGTAGTTTCTTCCAAATAGATACCATTCAAATAAACTTGAACGTTATCAGAAGTAGTGCCTGTATCAGTAGGAGTAAATTTAGTCTGACCTTCATTAGCAGTAAACAAATCTTCTGCAGATGCAGACATTAGAATAACTTCATCACCTGCTTTACATGCTTCTCCAAGTACAACTGGAGATCCACAAGTATAGTCAGTAACTCTCCTTAACAAAACACCATTCAGATAAGCATGGAACTTCTCTTGGTTAGCAGGCTCACCTGGAATGTTGAAAGTAGTTTGACCTTGAGTAGCAGTAAACTGTTCTTCCTGAACTGTGTGTCCAAAACCAACTCTTGCTATTACTCTTCGTTCAGCTTCTAAACCATAGTTGAAGTAGATCTTATTAGGTGCTTGTATATAATAATCACATGAAGATGCAGTACCAACTCGCATCCTCAGACCTTGAACAAATACCTCTACTGGGTATGTCTTCAGACCATCATCAAATATGTTTGGTGTTGTAAAAGCAGTCTGTGCTGCACCAGCAGTAGTAGAACTCTGTGAAATAGTTGTTGCAGTACCACTACCTGATGCTGCAGTGATGAAACTAAGCGTCCCATTTCCATCGGTGGCCAAGACCTGACCGTTCGTCCCATCACTACCAGGGAACTCAAATCCACTAATCGTACTGACACCAGTGGTTATAAGGTTGTTTAGTTTAGGAAGAGATCCAGTATTAGTACTTGGATTATAAGTAAAAGAACTATCTACTCTAATGAATCTATTACCACTCGTACCAGATACCATCGCTGGATAGTATGTGGCATTTACTGTTGAACTATTAGTAACACCAACAGAACTAGCAGCACCAGCAGTAATGTCTCCTACAGTTATCCACTTCGTGTCTGTTCCATCAGATGATAATATCTGTCCGTTACTACCAAACCCATCATCACCATCTCTTACTTCTGCACCAAAATTGACCCTACCACTAAATGTAGTTTCACCTGAGAAGGTAGTTACACCGGCTACACTTACATTATCAAGATTTGTATGACCATCTACATCTATTGCTCCGTTGAGGTCTGTATCTCCATCTACTCGTAAACTTTGTGATAGTACATTCTCTGTTGATAAACCAACTTCTTGTACTGTGGTTCCAACACCTACTCCGTGTTGACCTGCAACGATAAAGACTTTACCGTCTGCGGTATTGATTGCAAATTCCCCTAAGTCAAGTGTATTTGGATAATGAGGAACTTTTCCAGCGACACTAGATCGCTTGATCTTAATTGTTGGATTTGCCATATCGGTATGTACCTATAACGACTGTATGTACAGTCCAAGATATTTATGTTATAATTAGGTTAGGTGCTGATTATGATGACAAAGACACTCGCTGTACTAACGGGACCGCAAGGTTCGGGCAACCACCTCTGGTCCAAAATTTTCTCATTGCACGAGGATGTCTTTGGTTGGAAGAGTCTACTCGATAACTATTGGGAAGCTCACCGTTTTTCAGAACCCTTTGCAGAATATTGGAAGGATCCGTCCACTCTGCATAAATTTGACTGGTCGCAAAGTCAATATTACTTTACCTCTATAAGTATCCCACTTGGCATAAAGAGTAAAGGGACCAAATGGTGTCCAAACGTGGTGCAGTTTTGCACGAATGCTCAACAGCTGGGTATCAAAACTAAGATACTAGTCATTGGGAGAGATCAGAACATCCTAAGTCATCAACAGAATAGGATTAGAGAAGAGTCAACTGTCTATCATTTCTTAGATCAATTACCTCGATTTGTAGAACCAGTTTTCCTCAGTTATGAACTCTTATATCTTTACAAACAAGAATATTTGAGATCATTAGATGTTGGATTCCCTATAGCATGGTATGATAAGAGAGTAGATGAAATATTAGAACTAGATGCTAATGAAAAATACATTACACCTGTACCTGAACAAGAACTAGATAATGGTAATAAAACTGGAGTCCCATTTCCAATGAACCCATATACTCCTAGTAATCCTAGGAGTGAAGGGTGTCCAGATGGGGGAACCTGTGGAGACAAACCGTGCAAATGTGAATGATGAAAGAAGATTTATTTGACATGCTCAAAGAGAAATCTTACCGTAAAGGTGAGTTTACTCTTTCCTCAGGTAGGACAAGTGAGCACTACATGAACTGTAAACCAGTTATACTAAATGGTATAGGATTATTCTATGCAAGTTGTTTACTAACAGAATTTGTAGAAGAAGATTCTGTATCAGTAGCAGGTCTAACACTTGGTGCTGACCCACTAGTATCTGGAGTTGCTGTAGTATCAGCATTAGATGAAGTATTCTTGAATGCTCTGATAATTCGTAAAGAAGCAAAGGGTCATGGTACACAAGCATGGATAGAAGGACCACTACCTGCAGATGGATCTAAGATCACTGTATTAGAAGATGTAACCACAACTGGTGGATCTGCTATCAAAGCAGCAGAGAAACTACGTGAAGTAGGTTATGAAGTAAATCGTGTTGTTACTATTGTAGACCGTCAAGAAGGTGCTACAGAAGCAATGAAGATGAAGGGTCTAGAACTCTGCAGCATATTCAAACTGGAGGAATTTTATGCTTAGTACAAAATACAGACTTGAACTCACAGACATCTGCTGTAGAATAATATCAGATGGTCCAGTTACTTTAGAAGAAAGAATCTGGATGAACAAACTATGTGAGAAAAATGCACATGCTAAATCTCTAGTAGAATCTTTATTATGTCCCTACAAAGTTGAATGAGAAAACTACTAATTGTTTGTGGTCCACAAGGATCTGGAAACCACTTATTCGCAAGACTACTGAGTGCTCATCCAAATGTAAAAGGATGGGATTCACTAAAGGATAACTACTGGGTTCCTAGTGATGAAGAACCATTTGCTAAGTTCTGGGTACATCCAGAACAGTTGACATTCCCACCAGGCAATTTCTTCTGTACTAACGTAAGTGTGCCTTTCTTTTATGATGGTGTCAGACAAGTTCCCAAAATAAAAGAGGTCGCCTATAAAGCGATCTCTAAAGGTGTGCAACCTATAATTGCATTGATTGTAAGGGATAGAAATATAAACGAACTCCAACAGAAACGTGTTGGTGGTGAAGTAACCATGGATACTGCCCTTGAATACTTCAAGGATCTAACATGTCACTTCATTGATCATGAAGCATTCTTCTTATGGAAAGAAAAGTATATAGAATACCTTGGTAGGTTATTAGAATTCCCTGTGACAACAGAAGGCATCGACAATTTCATAACTGTCGATGCCAATCATAAGTACGTTGTACCAGTGAAAGATCACTGGTTAGACAACGAAATTCGTAAGGGTCGTAAACCTTTTAGTAAGCGGCAATAGCAGTATTGCTGTTGCTGATCTCTAGAAGATCTTCTCTCATACGCTCTACAAGTGCAAGAACACGAGTTTGTAGTTCTGCACTACCTTCTACTAATTTAGAAAGAGTACGTCCACCAATATTGGCGTGGAATCCTTCATCCTTAGCAATAGTAGCATAACGTGAGGAGATGAACTTATCCTCTACACATTCTGCCATTTCGTTCCAAACTGCTTCTGCACGTCCTTCAGCAACTAGCTGATATGCAGCAAGTGCAGCAGGGTCTTCTGCAGCTTCGTACTTCTCAAGAAGAGCAGCACCTTTTGCCTGTGGTTTTTCAGCTTCAGCAGCAAATGCAGCAGCAACATCTAGTGGACCACCAGTGATGTGCTCGATAACTTCCTTAACCATACGGAAGTGTTTTGCTTCATCTAAAGCTTGCTTGCTTAGTAGTTCTAAGTCTTTTACGTCTGTAGAAGGATCTGCGGATGCAACTTGACCAGCGATAGCATACATGTTCTGAGCTTCGTTGACCATACGTCCACGGAAGTGCTCGACTAGATACTCATCACTTGGATTAGAAGCGAAGAAACGACGAACGTTTGAGCGAGATGCTGCAAACAATTCACTATTTCCTTCCTTGATCTTCTTGACGAA